TAGGTTGTTTCCAACTGTAACATCATTCGGTAATCCAATGGTTAGTGTCTGACCTGAAACTGTGGTTTCAATCTCATTTGCCGTACCGTTAATAGTAAGGTCTTGGGTAAGTAAATCTACTGTACCTCCTGTACCATCAGAACCAGAGATATTAAGGTCTGTTACCAGTCCGGTTAAACCAGAACCATCTCCTTGGAATGAACCTGAGAATGAACCTGATGCTTCGGCTCCAGTTAATGTTAATCCGGTAATAGAAGATCCTGTTGCTCCTAATGCAATATCGGTAGTACCTAGTTGAATACTATCATTTACTAATTTAGCATTAGTTACTCCACCGTCTATAATTTCAATTGCGTCAGAACCATTAAATCCAATAGTTGTATTATCTACATCTGCAGAAATAGTAAGGTTAGAAAGATCCCCAGAAGAAGAAATACCTGCTCCACCTGTAACAGTCGTGGTTTCTAATGTATTAATATCTGTTACATTTTGTGCAATATCAACTGCTAAAGAACTACTTAAGCTTGCAGTAGCAGCTGCTAATTCAGCTTCGGTTACAAAACCGGCGTCTAAAGAAGAACTAAATTCTTCTAAGTCAGTAATTCTAGTTGAGAAAGATCCACTATCTACAACAAGACCTGCAATATCTGAAGCAAGACTAGCAGATGCATCTGTAAATGAGCCTGAAATCTCATCTGCAATTTGTGCTGAACCAGAAAGTAGAGTAGGTTTGTTGAGAACATTAGCAAATTCTACTGAATCGGCTGTTAATCCGGTTAAACCAGAACCATCTCCTTGGAATGAACCGCTAAAAGATCCTGATAATGTTATTCCTGAATCTCCTGATACCAGGTACTGTGAGTCGTTAGTAAGTTGTGATATCGCTGATCCGGATACCACTACCTTTTTCCATGTTGCCATATTAAGTAATGTTATTAGTTAAGTTTTATAATTTACAAAACTGAATAGTAGTGACTATCTCTTACTAATGATAAATAGTACTGTTTAGCTAAATCCAAGAAAAAATTCATTAGAAGAACTATACATCATACCACCAGCTTCCGGAATAGGAGTAGAGTTATTTTCAGTTAATTTAATGAATCCATCTCTGTTTACTTTAAATATAGAATTACCATTATTTTCCACTGAGAATTCTTTATCGGTATCTGAGATATCTACTGTTAGGCTACCTGTTATTTTTAGATTATTTGTTGTTGAATAGTAAGATCCTGTCTCAGAAAAGATAGAGGATACTCCAGTTGAAGTAATTTCTTGATTATTAATAAATAGAGAACCACTAATACTTAGGGAACCGGTAAGGTGACCATCGGTTTCTAGGTTTGGATCTATCTGTTTCCATTGTATTAGTGCCATTTTCTACTCAATTAAATTTCCCGGAAATAGTAACCTCATCATTGCTGTCTAATGTGTAGTTTAATTCGTTAAGATCTAATTTAACCGCAACACCTGATCCAGTATCAGTAACTGAGATAACAGCACTACTTTCCACAACCATTCCATTAATAAATACCTGGAAAGTTTCTTTTCCTGGAGGGTTAGGAAACCCGGCGGGTGGGGTTTTAAATGATACCCCACTTAATGTTACAGTATCCCCTATTATTGTTGTAGATGCTCCATTACTGCTTATAGTTTTTCCAGATACTACATATGCTTTTTGTTCAACTGTCATGGCTTCTTCTATAGTTGTTTGGGTAATACTTAATTTTTGTTCTCCATCATAAAATCTTACGCCACTTGTGGCAAAAGATGCAGGGCTTCTTCTAATTCTGCTCATTTTTACTCGTCTATATAATTATCTACCTGATTTATATCGGAAACCGTTTCTAAACCAAAAATAACTGCTGATTTAGAGAAAAACTTTGCCGATCCCATCAAAGCAGTGTTAATAGCATCCGGTATAACATGTCCTAGTAGTTTAATCTCAAAACTAGTCTTAACTGATCTATCTTGACCTTGTGTTAGTTCGGTTGCCGTGGTGTAGTTATCGATCATTGCCCGGAAGTTGAACTTATTCGGATCCCCCCAATAAGCATCTGAGGCATAGTTTATACTTTCTACCAGTTTATTCATCTGCTCTACATACTCGGTAAAGATTATGCAGGAATATGAAATGTTTACATAGTCCGGGATTACAACCCCCTGGTATTCTGTGGTTTTAATTCTATTATTTAATATTGAAAATCTATCATATTGGTTTTTGCTTGAATATTTCTTTTCAAATATACCAAAATTGATAGGATTATTAGCATCTAATTTATTTCCAAGACTTCTATTCTTAGTTACACTGTCTCGTTTAACCATAATCAACGGAAGTTGTATTTTTCCGTTTTTATCTCTAAAAAATCCATCTTTTTGAACGGCCGACCATCTTTCTGGTGAACCATATATTACAGGAACCTCTTTGCTTAATCCATTCTGTATTACAGAAGGTTGAATAACTTTATTAAAATAGTAGAAAATTGCTTCATCTATATCTTTTAACCCTATTTTAAACTTAGAGTTAGTATCTTCCTTAACACTTCTTTGGTATTCTCTTTTTTTATCATCTGAGATGTTAGCTTTAGAGGATTTGTACCCTTCGGCCTGATAGGGTTTTATAGAATCTTGTGAAAGCTGACGCTGGTTTTTAGGATTCACATTATTATCGGCCATATCTCTTATTTACATGGGTTTTAAATGCCCTCTTGAAAGAAGAGTAAACATCAAACAGTTTATTTAGTTTCTCATCATCAGGATACTTCTGAATGGTTTTCTTATAGGCTTCAAATAGTTCTTCTACCTCATTTCTCAAATCTACAAGTGGAGTATACTCTACATCCCAACTTATTTGTCCGGTTTCCGGATCAAAATCAGTTTGCCTGGTTGTAAACTTAGACTTTTCTTGTATTTTAACTTGTTTTCTCATTTTATTCTTCAATACCTGTCTTCTCTCTTCTTGTTTGATGACAATCCACTATTATAGATAGAGTAGAACCGAATTGTGAAGTACTAGATTCTAGGTTATAATTGTTATCTCTTCCTATAAATAGTTGATTCTCCCTTACTGTGTCTACTTCGTAATAATCATTATGCCAGACAAGAATATCTCCTACTTCAGGTACTACCTGAACATCTTTTAGATCCTCTCTGATAAAGGCAAAACTAGCTTCTCTGTTTAGATCTGGTCCAAAATCATCTACACTTACTACCTGATCTCCTCTTGTTATCAAACAGTTGAGTTTAACCGGGTTATAGTAGGATTTAATAGTAGATTCTCCATAGAGGTTTGCTTCTGTATTTAATAGGTCAAATTTATAGTACAAGATTTCCTGCTCTATTATATCTGAGAGTAGTTCTCTGTTTATATTAACCAGAAGGTTAAAATCTTTATTTGATCCAAACAGCATACTACTTCTTTTCTATTGATTTGTAATCTACGTTTACAACTTTTACAGGGGGGTATCTTTTGATTGCATTTTCTTTGAAAGAATCAAATGCCTCTTGAGGTGATTTTTGAGTAATAAGCTTAACTTTAAAAGTATGTCTTGTAGGTCCAAGTGCTGTTCCAAATGCAACAGTGGTCACCCCGGGCATGGCCCTTAACATTTCTGCTATCTCAGAACTTCCAGTGTCTTCTGAATATACAACCGATACCATGGTTTGATATGTATCAAATTCAACCTCTGATAATATGTTTAGTAATTTTATCATCCTATATAAATTGTCATTGGAATATCCCCTAAAGTCTTTCTCAGGTTGTCTGATTCACTGGCCTTTCTCTCGAGCTGGGACTGTCTAGAGGTTTGATCAAGCATCTCTCTAAGGTTGGTAATTAAAGCCTCTTTCTCTGCTCTAGCATCTGCAAGTAGGTCTCCCTGATTTAGAGTAGCTTCCGAGCCTGGTACAGGTACTGTTTGATATTTACCTCTAACATAGGCAAGTAATTCTTTGGCAAGGGCTAGGGTGTATCTAAATATCCACTGTCTACCTACACTATTGATAGTATTATAAGTGGGGTTAGAATATGGTACATCTGCTACAGATTTTACAAGTCCATTACCTGGTCTATATGCAGCTGCTTGTTTGTCTGATATCTTATAATATTCGAATCTAAGATATCCTCCGGTTCTTGTAGGAATAGGAAATATCTTTAGTTTATTATTAACTATTTCAAAAGAATATGCCGACCTTCGTATCTCATCATTAAACTCTATGGCCTGTACTTTTAACATATCAAAAGATGCAGGCATTAGTAGAAAGTTAACACCAGGAGAAAAAGAGCCAAAATCAAAAGCATCCATTAAAGATTGAATACCTGTTCCTGTTCCTGCATAAGGATCAAAGTACCTTAAGATTGCTGGAGGTGCTTGGTAAAATACTCTTCTTATCTCTATACCTCCTTCTATTCCTTCGTCTATAGCCCACTGTTCTAGGTCATAATCCTGGACTGATTCTTGTAAGGTTAATGACCCCGTATGTCTTGTTACATTTCCTCCAACTTCTGCTTCTGTTCCATAAGTTTTACTGATTTCTATTACCCTGTTTAAGGTTGGTTCAATAATACTATCGTTGGCAGAAGTTTCTGTAGAAGATCCTTCAAGTGAAAGATAGTTTTCTCTTATCTTATATTGAAATACTTCATTACCGTAGGTTGTAACAGCTTCTTCAAAGCAGGCATAAAAAGATCCAGATTCAAGCTCTACATCCATCATCGGATAACCCAGTCTGTTGGCACAGAATATTGCTACCTTATCCGCATCACTGTTAAAGGTAGTATCATAATCATAAAACCCGAATGGTGTTTGACCGGGTGTGAATGAACTGTTTCCGTTCCAGATATTAATATTGGCCATATTCTAACTTGTTTTTATAGTAAACTAGATGCAGCATTTGCAATAAAATATTCTATCTTCGATACCTGTGAAGGTAGTATAGATATAGATTCTATATCAGATAAACTTCCTGTACCGGCAGCTGTTCCAATGGCTGATTTACTACCATTAAGCATAAAGGTATCTTTATTCTTCAAGGTTTGGGTATAGCTGCCTGAGTTAGATTCCTTCACTGTTAGTAACATACCTTCGTCTCCGGCCTGGAGAGCTGTTATTCTTACATAAAGGGGTTCACCTGTTCTAGGGAATCTTCCTGGACCGGGTATCTGACTGGTAAAGTTAATAATCTCTTGTTCTCCTGCATTAGGTATATTAACCACTCTGTGATCAACGTCTATGATATTATCTATATCTCTAACAGTTTCAATCGAACGTAAATTACCTTCTAAGGTTATCTCTTCTTTGGTATATACTTTGAGTGTTGGCATGCCGGTACTTTAGTATAAATAGTTGCTAATCTCTAAAGTTCTTATATACTTCAAGTATTGGTGCAACTATCTTATGTCTATGATTTTGCTCTAGTGAAGCAGTTTTAAATCCTTCTACCTGTTCCTCAATTCTATATAAGAAAGAAAGTCCGGTTTCACGTTTATCTTTTAGGTCGATCTGGGCCATATCCCCACATATCACCATCTTTGATCCTCTACCCAGTCTTCCGATTACGGTTTCCATCTGGGTATGGGTAACGTTCTGTGCCTCGTCCACTATAACAAAAGAATTCACAAAGGTTCTTCCTCTCATGAAGGCAAATGGAACTATTTCTATATTTCCATCCTCCATCTCTTTATCTACCTTTTCTTTTCCGTATAACATATAAAGGTTGTGATAGATTGGGGATAACCAAGGGTCCATCTTCTCCCTTATGTCTCCTGGTAAAAATCCTATCTCTTCTTTAGACACAGTTGGTCTTGTTATGATAACCTTCTCTACCTGTTTTGTAAATAAAAGGTCCAAAGCAACCTGGGTGGCTACTAAGGTTTTTCCTGAACCAGCCATACCTTTTAGTAAGGTAATGGGATTTTCTAATATGAGCTGTTTGGCTTGTTTCTGTTCTTCATTTAACTGAACATTGAACTTGATTGGTCTTTTAGGTCTTCTTTTATTCATGAAAACCTCATCATTGTAGTTGTTTGATGCCATAAGTATTAAAACTTTTTTCTAAATATAAATATCAAGAAAAAAACTCTAAAAACAAAAAAAAGAGGGTGAATCATCTCCAACCCTTTGTTATGTTTTCCTCCCAAGGTAACATCTGGAGGTTATCTATATGTCCTATTTCTTCTGGAGGTATGTTTTCTATAAAGCCTCTTTTGATACTTACTCTATGGTCTAAAGTGTATGCTCCATCCTGTCCATTTACCCCTCTCTTATCTATGTTTTCTAATAGATCGAGAGGTTGTTGATTGGTTACTCTCCATACATCAACTGTGTAAGCTTTCCATTCTGGTAGAGAGTCCCTGTATTCTTTATAGGTATCATAACCGTTTCGACGGGCTATCTGTAACATTCGGGTTTCTTTCTTATGCCAGCCTATGTTTTTTATGTTTTCAGACTTTCCCCTATTGTGTGGAATATAGTTAGGATTATTTTTGGAACCTTTAGGTCTTCCAGTTATTTTAGGGTTACCTTTGTTTGCTTCTGAGGCATGTTCATCCGCACATTTCTTACAGTGTAGAAATCCTTGCTTCTCTCTTCTTCTTCTTGCATTATACCAACTTCCAGTATTTGTATAAAGTAACTCTGTACTACACTTTGTACATTTATGGGTCTTATCTATAGTCATAACTCCTTTACTATAAATAGGTAGTATTACCCAAAACTAAAAAAAAGAGGACCAAAATGGTCCTCCTTTCTATTATCTAAAAAGTATTGATTATACTTTATCGATGTCAGATACGAAGATCTTTCCATAAAATTCTGGTCTGATCATTTTCTTAGCGTATCTGG